TTTAAATGAAACAGTTTATCCACAATAGTTGGATCATTTAACATTTCCCAGTCTGGTTCTTTAACCATAAGTTCAACAAGGTCTTGTTCAGATTTTACATTTTCATACACAGAAACATTTAATAGATCAATCTTAAAATATCCTCTACCTTCTGCCTGCTTGTAATCAAAACTTGAGTTTTTAGTTTGCGGATTTATAGGAATAGCATGAAAGTATATTCCTGTTTTGTGCTTTTCATGAATTTCTTTTTTTATCATAGTTGCTGATGTGTGTTTGAATAATGACAACACTCCATCTCTATCAAAAAAATCAATATCTACATCAGGCATTAGTTTAACTTTCTTTTATTATAATCTTTAAATTCTTTTTTTGCACCAGGTTGTAGTATATCTAACACATCTAATAACTTTTTATAAGCAACTGAATTTGTCATATGTGCAGTCATTTCTGGCATTACAACCTTGCCAACACTGCCATCTTTCTTAATAACAATAATACAGTCACCTGGTTCAATTGACATTCCGTCTGCTATTTCACTTTCTATTCTACTCAATTTTTGCTCCTCTTACAGTTTCTTGCACAAACATATGATCTGCTGGATACTGTTTAAATTTACTAGTCCAAAATTCTGGCTCTAAAAACCTTTCAACAATTTCTAATTGTTCATCAGTAAATGAGTTTAACATTTTTTTACCTGGATCACAACCTAAAACTAACCATGGAGTTATTTTTCCACGAGTAATATCATGTACAGCTCTTGGTGTAGAAACCAATCTAAAATAATCTGACCATTGTGCATTTTGTTCTTCAGCCCATTCCATCATTGTTTGTATAGCTCTTTGTAGTGCCGCTTCTAGTGGTTCTAGTTTAAGAGTATCAATTAAATATGTTTCATATAAATCATCTCTTGCCCAGTGATCAAGTTTTACTTTTGACATTATAATATAATCAATATATTTTTCAGGATACAATGGGTGGATGTGCATCATGTATCGACCAAATTTTACAAATGCATTGTAGTATGGTGACTTACAAAAGTCTTCATATGATTTAGGTTTAGTTGCATTTTGGTGTATTTGATAAAATCTTTGAAATACCATGAAGCCATTTATTACCCATTTTTCATCTTTTTGCAGGTGCCTTCGCTTTGGTTCACATAGATGTACCTGAAGTGTTCTTGCTTTTGAAAAGCCTTTGCCACAATATGGACAAACGTTAATCGGAGTATCCATGGTCCCTCTCTAGATCTTCAAGCTCTCGGTCAGTAATAATTTTATCTAGTGTTTCAAGATCGCTATCTTTAGCAGTGGGGAATATTTTTTGCAATTTAACTAAACTTTTATTAGGAACTTTTTTCATAGGTTTTATCCATGGGTGAAACTGTTTTGATAACGCTCCACACATTGCAGTTAACATCCAACACAGTTTTTTATGTTTGCCTGATAATGTAAACAAATGTTTATTAACAACTTCGTTTGTCATTTCTACATAGTGTTCTTTGTAAAATTTTTCATTAGATGCAATATTTGAAACATATCGCATAAGCATATAAGGAGAGTATAGAGTCTTTTCATGATCATCAATTCGATCATAATAATCTTTATTACGATAATCAACAGCCTCAAGTCCTGGCTTTAATTCAAAAAATTTTCTTTTGTGTTCTTTTTTCATACTGTAACCTAAATATCATTGCTTCGTTTGGGTTGTTAAATTCTAATTTTATTTGATTGTCTTTTAAATAATGCATACTCTTTGGTTTAGTTTTCATATTGTTTATCTGATCAAAAAAATCAGGCAACCATTCTTTGTCCATCCAAACCGGATCTTTCTTTTTGCCAACATATAACATTAATACAGGTGCCTGCACAGTTACATATTTGCTCTTTCTTACCATACAGATCCATAGTCAATATTTTCACACTGTCTAGAGATATCTTTTACAAAATAAGCACATTGAGGTTTTCTTTTATTTTCTAAAGGCACAGCTAAAATTTGACCCGTTTTAACTTTTGGAAAATACCATTTAACTTCTTGATAGATGTCAACAATATCTATCTCTGCAAAATCTGGCTTTGAGCTTGTTAGTGGATTAAAAAGAAAAGCATCAAACCCTCGATCATTTAAACTTGTAATTGGCAGTACGTTTAATTCTCCTTGTTCAGGTTCTCCAACAATCATCTTCCAATCCAATGGCATTTTAATTTTGTATTTTCCAATCTGTAATACAGCCGCTGGTGCATTGAACGATTCTAAGAATATTAACGGAATCCAAAAATAATCTGGATCAGCAGGATTACTATTATCAAGTACTGCAAATCTTAAGTCGTCATTAACATACTCAGGTATTCGTTCAAGTGTGTATGGTACATTTTCTAATGTTAGTATTTTCATATTTTTATTTGTCCCAATCTATTTTTTCTATATTATACGGGTAATTGGCCTCTTTGTAAAACTTTTTTCTTTGTGTAAGATGTCTTTTTGCAAATTTACAACTACTGGTAATATCCCAAATTTGTACATTATCTTTATCTTCGGCTTTCCTAATGCCTCTTCCTATAGACTGTATAACCCTAACAAAAGATTTACCAGGCTCAATAAGCACAAGATTAAAAATACGTGGAATATTAATTCCAACAGAGGCCACGCCATATGTTGCAATGATAACTTTATTTTTTGCAGTTGAGACTTCATCGTAATGTTCTTTCCTTTCAGGATTTTTTGTTGAGCCAGATATAAAAACTGAATCGGGTATTGATTGATTTAGCAATTCTCCTGCTGAAATCCTATCAACTAATATAAGTGTATTTCCTGATGTTGCAATATCTTGAATTGTTTTTGCTACCCACCCCATGCGTTTTGTATCTGTTGTAAGCCATTTAAGTTCTTCTTGATAGTTTTTAAAACCAGGCAAGTCTATTGTTTGTAAAATATTTACGTGACAATTAGCTAATACTCCCTTGTCTTGCAACTCTTTTGCGGCAAGTTTATTTGTTACGTCACCAATTGAACATTTCAATCCCATAAATTCAAAGTCTGCTTTAGGTACTGTACCTGTTAGCCCCCAACGTATGCCACAATGTGCAAACGGTCCTGTTAACAGTCTTTTAAGTACATCTGCTTTAGCCATGTGTACTTCGTCAATTATAATTGTGTTAATACCTTGTATTGCTTCTAAAAAGTCTGCAGTATGCTCGTCCTTACTTTTCTTTTCTAATATGTTTAATGATTGCCAAGTTGCAATAGTGTTAAATCTTCCAAGTTCTTTTCTATCGCCATAGTATACACCTGTGTCTAAATTACAAGTAAGAAAATCTTCTTCAGTCTGTGTTACTAAACTTTTGTTTGGTACTATTGTTAATGTACGACCATATGGTTCAACTAATTTACATAATGCCGCTGTAATAATAGTTTTTCCGGCACCGGTTGCAATTTCTTGTATGCTCTGAGGAGATTCTAAAAACTTGTTTATAGTTTCTACTTGATAATCACGTAGCTCAATAGATTGTCCAGCCATTGGGTGCGAAGCAGGCCATTTAATATCTGACAAATATTTTTTATCAATTGCATTAAACTCAAAGTTGTGTTGTTTTCTTCTGTCTTCTAAATTAACATAAACTCCTGCATTTTCTAGTTCTGGAAGTATTTGATCTAGCAAATTTAGATACGATGTTCCTCCTAAGCCAAAAAATGATACCTTACCGTCCCATCTACCTAACTTAACAGCCGGCAAATGTCTGGCGTACGGAATTTCATATTTAAATTTATTTGACAATTTCTTTCTCCAGTCGAGAGAAAGATCCTCAAATTTTATGTTTACTTCGTCTTTAATAATTAATTTACATGAACTCATAATGCGGTTACGTTTTCTCCAATTGGGCTACTTGTACTATAATACACTCTTTTGTTTGTATTATCAACCATTGTCTTGATAATTTCAGAGTGTGGTGCCCATTGTCCGCCGCCGATTGTCATAAGACTTGCTTTACATTTAATTTCAGATACAGTAAGTGTTTTTGGTATTCTATTTCTAATAAAGATACATTTAGTTTCATTACCAATCCATTTGTGTGATTTAACATGGAGATACAAATCATATAAAGGTTTATACTTTTCCATTTCTTCTTCAAACCATTTTTCACTCTTTCCACGTGCAAAAAATGGTTCTTCGTCATTATTACCTTTTTGAGGAAGTTGAGGTTGTGGGATATCAAAGCCAAATGCAAAACTATTTTCCCCATATCTGCTTGTTAAAAACCCAACCCAATTAAGCCACTCTTGTACGTCTGTTTGATGTTCCGGAGTTCCACTAACTGGTACTAACAGTGGAAACATATCTAAGTTATCAAACATTTCAAACATCTCGTCTCTGGCATATTTTGTAGAGTTAATAAAATAGTTAGTAGAGCTACTGAAAGCAACTTTATTTGTTAATGTTTCGTTTTTAGTATTAAGGTCAACATTGAACCCAAAATCTTTTAACATATCAATTTTTATAATATCAGGTTTATTCTTTGTAGTATTATTCCAATGTTCTTCTAGTCCTTCTGTAATATTTTTAAACGATATAGTTCCTGTTTCAAAAGATACAGTTGGTATATTAAATTCCTTTTTTTCTTTTTTAATTTCATCATACTCGTCAAGCAATTCTTCAGTTATAAATTTAAAGTCATAACGTATTGCAATTAGTGTAAGCCAGTACACGACAACGTCAACGTGTTTACATACCCATTTCTTTTCTTCTCCGTTGTACAATAGATATCCATCTGGTAAACCTTTATCATTTTTAAGGCAACGCATTAATGCAATTAATTTTACATCATATGGAAATCTCATTTCAACCCATGTACCAAACTCGTCTTCATATTTTTGGATACTTAGACTGTAATCAATAACTCTAAAAGGATCACGATATATTGGCTTATCACACAGTTTAGTAATATCTAGATCAAATTTTGAAAACAATGTTTTATATCGTTTAACAACTCGCAGAGCAAGTCCACCTTGCTTTTCAGTCCATGGATACGTAGACTCTGCTAAAGAGCTAATAGTTTGACGATCTTTATTGTGAGGAGTAAAGCCTTCCCACATATATTCATTATATGCTAATATATCTATGCAATCGTTAACTGTTTTAGGTGATATCTGATGTGATAATGACATAGTCTTTTCTGATAATTAAGTATATAGTAAACAGTATAACACAAATGGTAAACTTGTCAACCTATGAAAAAACAGTTTAAAAGTCATGCAAAAGCACTAAAAGTTAAGTTATTCAATGCTCAACTTAGACGTAAAAACATTAAAGGATTTAAACCTACAGTTGCTCTAGCAAATAATTGGTTCCACATATTAAACAGAGGTATGTTTAATAGCAAGTTATCTATGTGCCCAATTTCTGTAAAAAAACTTCATCATGATTGGGGCAGATGTATTGCTGACTGGGATAATAGACAGTGTAGAAAAGGTACATTTGATCAAAGAGTTATACCGTACGAAAAAGCAGATGTATTTTTTAGATTGGAATTGCATTGTAAGTTTCCAACATGGAAAGATTTCATTGAAACATTGGCTCATGAAATGGTCCATCTATATCAAATGACTGTTATGAAAGATCCTTATTCAAACCATAATGCTAACTTCTATTCGTTTAGAAAAACGTTTAAGCAGACTGGTTTAAAACTGTATCGTTAAATTCTTTATAACTTATTATTTTGTGATTTTCAAAAGGTATTGCATGGATATAATCCGGTGCATTGTCATGAACTACTGTAAAGTTAACATATGGTCTCATTTTACAAATACTTCTATACTGATATAGCCATGGTTCAAAAATAGTATCACCGTGTCTATCACCATAATTCTCTGTGCTTTGATAGATGTTGTTTAGTTGTCCCTTGCCATATTCTCTAAAATCAAATCCTATTAGAAAAACATTTTTATGACCATGAACACACGCTGTCCAAAATGCGGCTGAGCCTGATATCCAGTGAGGGTTGTTAGGTATAAGATGTAAGTGTTCTTTTGATCTTGTTACTTCAATGTTAGGTGCATAACAAATTGTTTTTTCCCAAACTTTATCTTTGTCAATAGTGATAGACATAAACCTATCAACACTGAATAAAAAGTCTGGCATAAAATCTCTGTACAATGCATTACAACCATATGTTTGACCTGTGTCTTTTAAAGTTGTTAAATCAAAATCTTTTCTAGACGGACCGTTACCAATACAATAAGCATTACCAGACGTTACTGCTTTTACTCTATCAGGCTTAAATGCAATCTCTTGTATCTTTTTACCCTGTCGTATAATCAAACGATCAATTACGTGTTCGCCTTCGTAAGGTGTCCACTCTATTTGAGCATCTGGGTCTATTCTACCCGGTTTTATTTCTTTAACTTCTTCCATTATTTTTTTATGTACCTATCGACTAATCTTTCTCTAATTCTTCTCCATGGTTCGCCTTCTTTAAATTCATCTTCAAACCATTCTGTATAAGATAATTTATGTGCCCAGTTTTGACGAGCCGGCATTGCTGGGTGCAGTATGTCTGATAGATCCGAATTGCCAACATCATAGCATAAACTTTTTTCTGAAACAAATACAGGAATACCTGCAAACACAGCCTCCATAGCTGGATTACTAGAATGATTTACCACAGCCCATGTTGATTTTAAGATACCTTTAAAGTCGGTGTCATCATATGTTGAGTAATCTCGTTTTGGTGATTGTAGTCTTACGTGTTTGTATCTGTCAACTGGAAAATTATGTACAATATTTCTAGGATGCGGTCTAAGTACAATTGGTTTATCTGTATATCTTCTTATCTGTTCAATACATTGTTTGAAGTAAGCCTTTATACCAGGATTTTCTCTCCATTGATGACTGTTGTGATGTTGTCCGCATACAACAATAACGTTTCCAGATTGTTTCCATGGTTGTAAATCAATACCAAATTTTGCCCAACGTTTATCATCAAAATTTTGATTTGCAAAGTCTGCCTCTCGATTAATTCCATTGATTCCCATTTTAAAAGATTTATTTCGATTTATACCACCAACTTCTAATACAACAACTGGACGACCAGAACTATGAAATGAATCCCACACATCCTTGTTTCCAATCATTCTACCTTGCCATAATACAGACCAAATTACAGCAACGTCACAATTTTTATCTTCGTTAATAAAAACTTCTTCACCCTTTGACCTAAGATGATCAACTAATGCTTTGAAAATTGGTCGGCCATTTAAACTAGAAAATTCCGGATAGATTGCAATTCTCATTAATTTCCTTGTTTTCCTTTTGCTACTTTAGATACTATATCATCAGTTTGTTTTGGATCAAATTTGATGCCTTGTAGCGGATTATAAGATTCAACATTTTGCCAATATTCTTGAGACCTTTGTGTTCTTAGATCTGATTTGGAACTTTTGCCTTTTACTTTTCTTTTGCCTTTCATATGATCAATATAGTCACCTAACACACTATTAATAAAAACATGATGCCCTTCAACTCCGGCACCTGCTCCAATGTCTACTCCTTGATCAGGTGCAACACGTTTTAGTACTTCCCAGAATAGATAGCTGTCGTGCCACTCAAGTTCTTTAAAAATATTATCAGTATTGTATAAGTTAATCCATGCATCTACAAAGACTTTAGTATACTGATGCTTTAAATTATATGTTACCCAACCACATTCTGGATAGTTTTTATTACGACCTAAATAATTTACCATCTTATCCTCTGGTAGTAGATCTAATACAAATTGTTTTGGAATGGGTCTAAATGTATATGTGTCAGCATCAAGCCAAAGTAAACAATCTGTTTTTACATGATTTATAGCATGATATACAGCAAATGTTTTATGCGAAAATCTTACAGCGTCCCAAAGAAATGATCCTTTGCCTTTATCATTTTTTCCAGCTTCCGGAAGTCTTCTGACACCGTTTGGTATTTCTTGTAGCTCGCCATTTGCAACAGGATCGTCTTTATGTTTTTGTTTAAATTTAACAAGTCCTGGATTAACAGCTTCAATATCAAAATATTTTATTCTTTCGTGTTGTATTGGAGGCAATACTTTTTCGTAATATACGTGCAACTCAACATCGTCTGGCCAATATTCAATAAAACTTTCTAACATTCTTTTTGCATAAATGTCCCATCTGTTTGGCGGAAAAGTTGTTATAACCGTTAATGATCTCATCTGTTTTCTCTTTTGATAATTATAAGTGTATTTAATGAAAAAGATCAAGTGTCAAATATTCCGTAGAACAGTTAAAGATCGTAGAAGAGGCGATTCTTATCAGCTTTTATATGATTTTGCTGAAGGTGTAAAAGCAGTAGGAGATGAAGTTGAAATAGTTAATGAAACTATGACTGGCCCAACACAAGACGGCGAAATGAACATTACAGCACCAATTGGTGTTATGTTTGGATACGGTGGATCAAACCAACTGCATCATACTAAAGGCAGAAGACATACACTAGTTGAGAATGCAAAGAAAAGCGGAAGTGTTGTAATAACATTTGACGGAGGTTTATGTTCAAGTTTTGGTAATACTTCAGGAGTTCCAGAACACAGATATAGAGTTTCGTTATGGACACCTATGAGAAACGGTGAATTTTTTGAAAAAGATTCTCCCAACGATCGTTGGAACGACATGAAAAATATATTCAATATTAAAGACTTTGAATGGCAAAAAAAATCTAGTGACGATGCTCCAATAATTTTTGTGTTGCAACCAAGCGACAATTGGTCAATGAACGGGTTAGAGCCAATTGAATGGTTTAACGATGTTTATAAAAAACTAAGACCGTTAACTAAAAGAAAATTTATAGCAAGACCTCATCCAAACCATGCTCAGGCAATGTATGATAAACGAGATAAGTTTCCTGCAGATGTAGAATTAATGATTCCACAAAAACAATTTAGCGGAGACGAAAAAAAGAATTATAGATTTCATTTTCAAACAGCATTAAACGATTGTCATGCAGTAGTTACACACAATTCAACTGCAAGTGTTGATAGTTGTATTAGAGGAATACCTACTTTTGTGACAAGCGATCTTGCAATATGTTATCCAGTAGCTAACACAGATCTTAGTAAAATTGAATCTCCAGAGTTTCCAGACAGAACACAATGGCTTAATAACTTAGGTTATATGATGTGGACTATTGATGAAATTAGATCTGGCAAAGTTTATAAAAGATTCCGTAATAAAGTTGAAGAATCTAATTTAATATCATTATAATCATTCATTCGTTTAAATTTCTTTTGTCTAGTATCTTTTAATATTGGCACAGGTTCTCCGTGCAATACAGTATGATCTAGTCCACAAAGGTGAGATAGATTTGGATAAACATATTTGGCTGTATGTTTGTGTACAATTTCAGTTACTTTAGTTCCAGGTCTGCACCATAGTAAGTTTACTAGACCAGCACCGTGTGTTCCTGCAACATGACTAGCATTCGCAAATGCAGACACTTGTTCGTCAACAGACATATCTTCAAGCACCAGCACTTCCCAACCTTTGAGATTAGCAAACACTTCTTCTTTATTAGTTAACTGTCTTGATCCACCAGCTCTATCAATAAAAATTTTTCTAGACTGTCCTTGGTCAGCAGTAGTAGATTTAAATCTAGATCTAAGCCACCCAACAGTTTTTGGATGTATAACTCCGTCTTTCCAGTTAACCATGCTTGGAACATATATTTGGTTAAAACGCCATGCTTCGTTCTTTGGCATAATAATATATCTAATATCTAAATTTAAATCTTTAATTGCTCTTGCAAGATACTTACTTTCATTAGGAATAATGTAAACAAAGTCTTTGTAAGATTTTGAAAGTCTAGTTTCAACTAGTCTTATTTTTCCAATTATATCAATCCAAATATGCCATGGGTTGTTTGCACTTGATTCATCAATTGGCAACCAAACATATTTTTCAGCTTCATTAAAATTTTTAGACACTGGATTAAAAGTGATGTCAACCGTATCTGACCAGTTAGTAAAGATGCCATGATTTTTTGGTTTGTTTTTTTGTTTCCACATTAAAGGCCATACGTGTTCGGTTACCAGTCTTCCGTTGTTAGTCATTAAGAAAGGTAACGTATGAACTGTTGCTTGATCAAACGATGCTAGGAAAGTCTGTTGGGTAGTGTGAGTTAGATAGGTAGTTGGCTCATCAATAACTCCCCAATTATCCAAAAAATAGTTTAATGAATCTGTGTTTTTTACTTGCATATTATACTTTATTTAAATATAATTAAACTATGCTTACAATTTATGCTCCAACTACAAATCTACAAAGTAAAGCCTGGGAAGTATTCTCTGGTGTATTAAAGTCGTGGCCCGAAGAAACAAACTGTTTAGATAATTCAAAAGCAAAAACGGCTCTTGCAAACTCTATGTTTTGGGGGTTTGTTGGTAATAATTTAGAAATGATACACAAACTTGAAGCAAATAAACAACAGTATTGGTTTGCAGATACTCCGTATTTTGGTAGGTTTGACAATACTAATTTAAAACCTGATAATCATTTTTGGAGAATGTGCAAGAGTAATATTCATGCTAGGTTCATTAAGAATTGTCCAGACGACAGAGCAAACAAGTTTGATGTAAACATTTCAAATTTGAGAAAAGATGGTAAACATATTCTTGTTTGTCCAAGTTCTGTTGGTATTCACAAATACATTAAAGACACCATGTGGACTAACAGTACTGTAGAAAAACTAAAACAGTTAACAGATAGACCAATAAAAATTCGTAGCAAGCCTCGAGGCAAAGGAACATCGGGACCAAGTGTTGCAGATGTTCATATTAAAGATGATTTAAAAGATGCATGGTGTACAGTAACATCATGTAGTATAAGTGCATTAGAATCGTTATGTGAAGGTATACCAGTAATATGCCATTCAAAAAGTTTTGCGGCTCCGGTGTGTTCAACTACACTTAACGATATTAATAATCCTTTTTATACAGAGCCTAACGAATGGATCAATTCTTTATGCTACCAACAGTTTACTCCAGAGGAAATAACTAACGGAACAATGATAAAAATTATAGAAAAATTCTATTCATGATAGCAGGTATTCACACAACAAAACCTAGGACACAAAGATACGTTGATGCTTTTGTTAACGGAACACCAGGTCCATATAAGGTTTATCAATTTAGAGATTTAAATGAACTGCCGCCAGAAACTTTAACAATGTACGGAATCCTTGCAGGGTCAGGAGAAATATACAAATGGTGTAAACAAGAAAATAGAGATTTTTATTTTATGGATCATGGATACTTTACAAATGCTCATGACAGTCCTCACTGGTTAAGAATAACAAAAAACGAACATTGTATTAAAAAACTATTAAAAGTTTCAGATGACAGGTTTAGAAAATATTTTAATATTGAACTAAAACCATGGAATAAAAACGGTAAAGATATATTAGTACTGCCGCCTACAAATGCTATTGCAGGATTTTTTAACGCAACAGACTGGTTAGAAAATACGGTAACATTGTTAAAACAACATACAGATAGAAACATAGTAGTAAGAGAAAAACCTTACAATCCAACCATTGCAGTTGACCATGTTGGAGCAACAGTTAAAGTTGACAAACCTACAGATAAATCTTCTGGTAAGATTGATTGGTCAGATATTTTTGCGTGTGTTACATACAACAGTAATACTATGATTGAAAGTTTTGCAAACGGTGTACCTGTATTTTGTGATCCAACAGCATCTGCGGCACTGCCTATAGCAGAAACAAATTTTACAAAGATAGAAAACCCAAAATATGAAGAAAGAGAATTACTATTTCACTCGTTAGCATATGCTAATTTTAATTTAACAGAATTACAAGACGGAACAGCATGGAGAATATTAAATGAAAAAACTGATTATTATACCAAGTAGAGCACAAAGTACAAGACTTCCAAACAAGCCATTAAAAGAATTTGGCGGAAAAACTTTAGTACAACACGTTTGGGAAAAAGCAATAGCAGTGCCTAGTGCCGACGTTTATGTTGCAACAGACTCAGATGAAATTGCAAACAAAGTAAAAGAGTTTGGAGGAGAAGTTTTAATGACAGCATCTGAATTGCCAACTGGTACAGACCGTGTGTTAGCCGCTACTGCTATGGTTACAGTAAGCAATTATGATTGTGTTATTAATTTGCAAGGAGATATGCCTTTCATTGAACCAACACAGATTTTAGCAAGTACATTGCCTTTAGATCGAGGATACGATGTAGGAACACTTGTATATGAGATGCATGAAGCAGAACAGAATAATCCAAACAGTGTAAAAGCTATTGTATCTATGCATAGTAATAACACAGGAAAATGTCATTGGTTTGTTAGAGCTCCGTTAAAATACGGATATCATCATGCCGGAATATACAGTTATTCATTATCAGCAGTAGAAAAAATAAAATTGTTTGCTCAATCAACATATGAAAATGTTGAAAAATTAGAGCAATTACGATTTTTAGAAAATGGATTATCAATTGGAGCTCAACTTACAAATCATATTGAAGGCGAGATAAACACGCCTAGTGATTTAGATCAAGCACAAAGAAGATTTGGTTTTTAAACTATGACAGATAATAAACCCAAAGAAGAGTTATGGAACTTTATTTGTTGGGATTGTAAATGGAAAGGTGTTGCTCAAGAATTAAAACAAGATGAAACATTAGAAGAATGGTGGTGTTGCCCACTATGTAATAGTGTAAACATTGAGGATGTAGGTTGGCACAAAGGTAATGATAAGTATCGAGGAGCATAACAATGAAAAATAAAAAGAAAGAACCTAAATTAGATTTTGGACCAACAAAAGAAGATCATGGCTGGTTCTATTATGTTTGGAACTGGAAGACATATGCTTTCTATCTATTATTAATAGCAGGATCAATACTTGCATTTATAGACCAAGGTATCACAGGTGTTCTTTCTGTTATAGGTATATTGTATGGACTTAAATTGTTAGGTAAACTGTTTTAAGTTTTACACTTTTTGTAGAGTAAAAGGAGCTTGTTGGCCTCTAATTAATTCGCCAATAATATTAATAGATAATCTATCAACCATAGCATCTTCTCTAGGTGTAACACCGTGTACAGATTTATTAGAATTTAAAAACATAACAAAAGTGTTAGCTTCATACGTTATAGTTTTTTGAACTCTGTGTTCAACATCATTTGGAATTTCTCTACCTAACTCTTGACGTACTGCACTAACCTCAGGTGATGTGTGTATTAGAAAATCTCCACCTTGGCTTGTATCTCCCCTTTGTTTGAAATACAATAATCCTGCATAAATTTCTAAAGGATTATCAATGTGTGTAGTTCTTGTAGTTGTTTTATGTGGTTGGTGTACAACAAACTGCGTATCAGTTGTCATTGTTAGATTCCTGTCTTTAGTTGTAGTTGCTCCCCTAACACCAACTGTGAATTTATATTTTCTATCCATGTATGGTTCAAAAATATTCATTACTAAATCATAGAATTCTTGTGATGTATGATATTCAAAAAACTCTTGCCAAATAGCGTGTACTTTAATTGTTTTTTTATTTAAAATGTCGTCTGCTAATGCTCTAAATGTGTGTCCTTCTAATAATTGAAAATTCTCTTTAATTAATTGTACAGGAAAGTTTTCATACAATCTTTCAAATACAAGTTTATCTAAACACTGTTTTATATGAATATGAGGATATGGATCTTTGAAAAAATGTTTTTCTTTATTAAAATTTTTTAGTACACTAGTTTCACTCATGACGAAAATAAGTTTATAACTTCCTTTTTCCACACGTCTGCATATTCACAATCTCTATAACCATCAAACCAAGGTCCACCCTCTGTGTAGTGTAATATTTTTGGGACACCGTCTTTAGGTTCTTTATACCAACCTACTAACCAGTTGTACTCGTGCGGTAGTGATCCTATTTCTGAATCTTCAAGCCAACTAAATCTATGTAAAAACTTTGGTGTTTGTTGATTTAAAAATTCTGGTGTAAGTATTTTATTTTTTTCATGTCCACAATTCCAAAGAACCATGCTACTCCAGTTTTTTCTTGGATATGCTGTTTGCACCTGTCCGTCCATTTTTATTGATCCTTCTTCAGGTGTGTAATCGTGTTGAACACAAACTACTGCTTTTGAATCATCACAATATTGTTCTAATTCTTTTGAAGGAATTTTCCATACAAAATCACAATCACAAAAAACTGCCCAACCTTTATATCCGGTTAAGTGAGGTACAAAAAATCTAGTAAATGTAAATTCTGTTGTTGCTAGTTTATCAATTTCACGAGTATAGATGCCTTGCTTTCGCATTTCATTTTGTTTTAAAGGATATACTTCTGCTTCTGGATCTCTTCGTTTAATAGAATGTTCACACACCTGGTATGATATATCTTCACGTGAATCCCAACCTACAAATACTTTCATATCAGTATTTAATTCAGTTTTAAGCTGTTATTTAGATTTGTGGTTGTTACTTTACTAGTAGTTGTCGTATCTGTTTCCAGTTTTTAACACGTTTTATTCCACGTTTTTTAAATGTTCTATTATACAAGTGATCAATTAATAATGGTTTAAGTCCTACATCTAATCCATCTACTGCATTTTGCCATTTGTCTTCTACCCAATAAAGCCCAGTGTCTTTAAATTCTTTTAGTGTTTCTTTTTTGTTTGCCCCGGTGTCTAATATTAGATAGTTTTGAAAAACATGGTTTCCAAACAATTCACCTAATCGTCTTTTACGTAACTCTTGTGCTGGAAGATCAGATGTTTGTGAAGTAATAGGTATAAATGTCCAACCTTCTGCGGCTAGTAGTTTAACCCATTGTACAGAATTTGGCATTGGCGGTTGTGTTCCCATCCAAGCACTTCTATTAAATTCTCTAATTTCTGCTTCTATTTGCCATGCTTCGATTCCAAATCTTTTTTCCATAGCATATTCAGATTCTTTGTCTGGCAACAGATTATATGTTTGTACCCTGTTTCTGTTTCTATCAAAATGAGAACGTTTAAGCATCCATTGAGTGAAATGATTTTCCCACTCTAATAGAACACCGTCTACATCAGTTAATATTATTCTGTTACTTGAGAGTTGCATCTTCCATACCTGCTACACGAAGTTTAACAATGTTCGTAATTTGCCATTGTTTTTGATCTAATCCTTTGGTGATGCCTAACCATTTGTTTCTTATTAATGCAAACTCATTAATAATTTTTTCTAGATCAATTACGTCATCTTCGCCATCAACATACTTTTCAGCATCTCTGCTTGTGAGTTGCCTATTGTAATGCTCGAGGTATTTTCTAAAAGTTTTAGATCTTAATCTTCTTTTTTCAATATTTAAATATTCTAAAATTGCTTCAATTTCTTGCAGTTGGTTAAACCGTTGTTCAACTATGCCAGGCATACTTGCAGATTGTCTTTCTAAGTTGCCGTATATGCCACACTCTTTTTTTGCTGTTAGTAATTCGTTGTCAAAATGAGCTACTGCGTCTGGTATTAACGAAATGTCTTTGCTAACTTTAGTATACCAGTTCATTGTTTATTCATCATAATCATTATACGACTCTTCGTCGTCTTGTTCTTCATCATCATATACAGCATTAACGGCTTCCTCATACTTTTGATCATGCTCCGCGGCGCCTTTGATTTCAATATCATCAACTCCTAGGTCACGTAAAGCATTAATAAAATCAACACCTGCGTCAATTTTATTTTTTTCTGGTACAAAGTGTATTAGTGAGCTCCATATACGATCTATATGTTCAGTGGTAAGTTCGATCATTTATTCTTGTTCCTCGTCTATTTCTTTAGGTTCATTAGTTTTTACTGGTGCAAGAACTTTTTCAAAGTCCTCCATCAACATATCTAATTTATCTCCTGTCCATTGTTTTCTATAATCTAAATGTTCTTTACCAGACGAGTCAATATATTTTAATCTATTTCCTTGCTGTTTTAAAATACCTTTCTTTTCAAACAGATCAACTAGTCCACTGTATGGGTTCATGCCTGTTTCATATGGAATTTTAACTTGTACAGACTCAAAAGGTTTTGCATAACGAGTTTTCATAACTTTACAGGCGGCTCTAATACCTCTTACATCTGTAACTTTATTACCGTCTAAGTCTTCTTTTAGTTTTAATTTTTTCATTGCAACCACAATACTTGATGCATAGATAAAACCTTGTCCTCCTGATATCTTATCATCTGGGTCAAACATATCTTGTGATGCGTATGTGTGGTTCGTTGCTATAAGTCCTACATTCCAACTTCCAAACATATTAACACAGTTTCTTACTAGTGCCGTTAGTGCCTTAGGTTTTCTACCTAGGTCACCTTTCATTTCACCTGCTTCAAACTGATTAACGTCAGTTGGTGTTAACAACATACCAAGTGAATCAACAACAAATAATACTTTAGGTGCACCTTCTTTGTTATCTGAGTGTTCGTCTTTATATGCTTTCATAAACTCAGAAACAGTTTTTGCTACATCATCAACCATAGATAAACTTAATTTTAATAGTTTGTCTTCCGATGTGTCTACTTTCAATGCCTGTAACCACTTTTCATCTAATGCATTCTCTGTATCAATTAGTATAACAAATATACCTTGATCCTGTGCATTTTTAATTACATTGCCTGATGCAATATACGATTTGCCTGCTCCGGACTCTCCAGCAAGTACTGTTACTTTGCCTAGTGGTATACCTTTGTTAAAGTCTCCGGTCATTAAATAATTTAGTGCATAATTTCCTGTTGAAATCCAATCTGTTGGATCACTAAATCCTATACCAAGTCCTTGAATAGACTTTGTAATACTTTTTCTAAATTTGGTTGCGTCGAATGGTTTTGTCATAAGTTTCCTATAATACGATCCATAGGATAATCACTACTATAACTGCCCATGCAGGAATCTGTTTGTACAATATCCAATCAATCGCCTTTTTTATTTTTGTTTTCATAATTTAATATTAACACACAAGGCCTCGACAGTCAATATCAAGGCCTTGGTTATTTTAGGTTAGTTGGTAGTTTGTCTAGCTCTAATAAGTTTTAAAATATCTTCTGCTCTTTTGGCACTGTCTCCATTACCATTTGCTTCAGATGTTTCGTTATTAGTTGCTACACTAGTTGTTGCACTAACTTCAGCATTTCCGTTGCTTACTGCTACTGTATTAGTAGTAGGTGATGCAACAGTTTCAGATTGAGCCGGTGCCGACGTTGGCGTAGGCTGTACTGCTCTAGGAGTGGATACAGCTTTTGCTGATACTCCTGCAGGTCTAAAGTACTGACCATATTTCTCAAGATCATAAGCCTCACCTTCAACAGATGCTTCAAATAATTCTTTAATTATTTTAACTTCTGCGTCAGTTGGTTCTTTTGGTCTAAAGTCTGATAAGTTATGTAAACCAAACTTTTCAATAGCACTTCTTTCAGATTCGTCAAGTGCTCTTTCTCTTCTAGACCATTTTGATGTTGAGTAATCAGCATACCCGCCTTTTGAAGTTTTAGTGATTCTAAAATCAACACCTTTAACTTTATCAGTTGGCAGTTCTTCCATTTCAGGATCTAGTAATGCCGCTCTAATAATATTAAAGATTTGAGGACCAATTATAAAACGTCTAACTGGATTCTCAGGTGTTGACTCTTCATTTAGGGGATTCTGTGTTACAAAACCTTGGAAAATATAACTTTTCTTTTTCCAATATTTTCTGCCCATATCTTCCATGCTTTTATCTTTAAACCATGGTCGTACTTCCGTTAGTACTGGACAAGTTTTCCCATACATTTCCATACACGGTACTTGAACCTGAACAGGTTTTGAATCTGTTTGTCCTTTAATACCTGCAAAAGGTAGTTTAATCATATTTCTTTCAGTCCAGAAGAAAGTATTTCCTTCATCTTTATCTGGTAAGAAACGTAATACTGCCTCTTGTCCTTCTTGTATGTTCCAGTGAGGGTAGATAGCGTTATCGCCACCTGTTTGAGAAGTTGAGCGATTAACTTCTGCGGATTTTAACTTCGCTCTTATTTCAGCTAGTGTTGCCATAATGTAAGCCTCCTTGTGTGCCTATGTTTGTTTGTTTTGCCTAAGTGTATATTAGACATATAGTACATAATATACACACTTATTTAT